TAAATTTATTATATGCCAGTTTTACAAACTGTCAAGGGGTTTCGGCAAACTTTTTTCAAGTTTAACAGTTTCGTCACAAACCGCGCAGCTTCTTGACGAAAAATATATCTGCAACAAATAATAAACGATATGACGATGTACTATTTGTACTTAAAAGTTCTCTAATCTCTAATTTACACCACATTTACACCATTTTCAAAAAAGAGCCTAAGATATGACAAAAACAAACTAAGACGGACATCTGCTACACCAGGTGCTCCGTCTTTTTTAGCTTTTAAAAATGTAGTTAAACTAAAGACAAGATGAATGAGAAGACGAGATGCATGAGTAATTGGTGAAAAGACATGGACTACGAAAACTAAATAATCAGCTAAAAAATAGGGATGACCCATCAAAAGGTCACCCCTATTACTTTTGCGTTTTCTTTCAGACAGTCTCCTGCCCTATTCGGTTCATGGTTTCCGCTTAACCTTTGGTCTGGCTCCACAATCGGCTGATCCCGAACCAGTCCGCTGTTTCGACGCCATGTGCATTACCGATTAAACAGATACTCCTGAATATCGTTAAATGCACTCTGCATCTGCTCTACATTGTTCCCGTTCAAAGCATGTCCAAGCAACGCAAAGTTTGCCCGCAGCAACATGTTCATGCTATTCTCCTGGGCATCTAAACGCTCCTTGTCTCTTTCAAACAGTTCCTTATGATGGAGATTCTGCTTTTTAAAATCATCTTCAAGCCCTTCAACCTTACCTTCCAGCTTTGCCACCCGTGTGGTCAGTTCTTCAATCTTAACATCCTGGTCGTGGTTCGGTTTCTTCAAAAAGGTATTGAACTTTACCATCACAGCAATCGCAGCAGCAATACCGGTAATGCCGCCGCACACAGATACAATCCATACAAACATCTGGCTTAATGTAAAATGAAATTCCGGATTCGGCATTACTCGCTCACCTGCTCTTTCGCAGGTTTAGAATTCTCCGCCTCTTTTTTCATAGCCTCATAAGCAGCCTGGGCAATGCTGCGTGCCTGTTCTTCGGTAATTTCCAGGCCAACCTGCTTTGCCAGCTCCATGATCATTTCAGCGGCTTTCTTGTTTTTGTCCTCACCAGACATACTATCTAAATATTGCTTTATGTATTGGCAGGCGGCAGTGCCCCATTTCATCAGCATCGGGTAAGCACTCAACAGGTTTAGTGCCGAGCTTACAGTCTCGCTGATATTCGGGAATACATAGCGGCCAACCAGTGTGCCAAGAATAATTGCCACGCCAACAGCAATATAAAAAATCCCCTGTTCCATAATTACTCTCCTACGTTGTCTTCAACGTTCTCACCGGTCATATCGTTGGGATGATTCGGCACACCATCTTCCTCATCGCCAAGCAGCAGCCCGGACGAATCAGAGTCACCATTGCTCTTGTACTTATGCTCGCAAATCTTGATCCAGGCATTGCACAAATTCTCAGCACTCAGCGCGGCAAACAAGCCAACATTAAAGCTGTAATCCGGCAGCTGCCCAATCGAGAAACACAGCACCATGTACACAACGGCATACAGCAGTGTCGCACCCAACGTAAAAATAATGACTTTCTTGGAAAACCTCATCAGATTAAAAGATTCCTTCATAAAATCACCGACTTTCTCATGTATGGCTTGCTACAGCGCCAGGGCCAATATAACCGTACACCGTCTTAAACCAACCATTCACGATAGCGTCATAACCAATCGTTACAACCTTGCCGGTCTTGGAATCGGGGCTTTGGATCACACCTACACTGGCATAGTCCATGCCGGGGCCTTTGCGCACATTCCAGCGGCCAGGCTTAAAGATGATTGCTTTCTGTGGTGCGGCAGGCTGTGCAGGGGTATTCGGCTTGCCGCTGCTCTCGCCACTGTACTTCTTGTAGCAGTAGTTCACATCGCAGTTGCCGTTAATGCCAGCCACATTCCCCTTGCTACTGTACTGCCACATGGCGCTCTTGCCCTTGCCATTGTAGCTGCTGCGGTAATCAGCCAGCCACAGGTCATAGGCGGCAAGCTGTCCCATATCCAGATAACTGGCCTTGTAATTGGTATAGGTGTACAGCATAGGCTTGTAGCCCTTCTGGTCAATGATGTCCAGGCCACGCTTTACCAGTGCGGTTAGTTTAGCCTTACCAATAGACGCGGTATTTTTATCCTCAATGTCCAGTGCCACAGGGTACTCCAATGTCTTCCCTTTCAAGGCATCAAACATCATGATCAGCTCTTTATTCTGTGTCTCCTCATCCTGGGCATAAGTAAAAAAGTATACTCCCACAGGGATACCATTTTCTTTGGCACCCTTGTAGTTCTGCTCAAATGTCGGGTCCACATAAATGCCATTCTTATCAGTAGAAACTACGCGCAGCATAGCAAACTTCACGCCAGCAGCGGCTACCTTGCGCCAGTTGATATTGCCCTGATACTTTGATACATCAATGCCCCATAATTCAGTTTCGGCAGTGTCAGCAGGCTGTGTATTGCTCCCGGCGGGCTTGTCCGCTTCTCCAACACTGCGGTCAACACTGTGCTCCCCTGTTCTAAAGGTAAAAACCTTATCGGTTGCCTTGGTAAAGTCGTCATCCAGCCAAACCAGCGGATTTGTGCGCTTATTCTTCCAACGGACTTCAAAATGCAGGTGGGCACCAAAACTGTTTCCGGTATTGCCAGAGTAGCCAATGATCTCGCCGGTTTTTACAGTTTGTCCCTGTTTTACCGTAATAGAGTTCAAGTGTGCGTACAGTGTATGTACTGTGCCGCCATTCCAATTCGCATGTCGAATCTTCACCATATTGCCATAGCTATTTGTGTCACCCTGGGTGCGTTTGCCGTTCCAGTGGTACACAATCTCAACGGTGCCATCTTCTGCAGCCAGCACAGGTGTTCCAACCAGCGCCCGCATATCAATTGCCTGGTGCATACTGCCATCGTTATAAAACCAGCCTTGCGTCAGGATATGATTAGCCAAAGGCCAATCTAGGCATACCTCCCCGTTTTTTAATCTCATAAAACTTTCCCTCCAAAATAAAAAAAAGAGGGTGCCATCACCCGTAGGCAACAACACCCTTTATTATTCAATGCCAACATCAATGTGGTCATGGCTTGTCTGATTCGTCAGCATGTCATGGCCGTTTTTATTTACCGCGCATACCAATACACATAAATATCAGAGGTCGGCTTCTCCGAAACATACACTGTCACATAGCCGGATCTGCTAACCGTTGAGTACCCGGCATTGATGATATTCAGCGTCGCCTGCAGCGTTTCATTCGTGGACAGATTACTGTTCTGTGTAGTCATAGGCGTGCTCAGCGTAGCACCTGCGGAAAGCGTAGGCCCACCATCCTGTGCATACACATATGAACCCTGATAATACTGGTCACCACTGGCAGTCCAGCTGTCCACAGAGAAATAAGCGCGATACAGCCACAAATTATTGGCATACACAACCTTATTCTGCACCGGGTTCGTGCTGGACGCAGAAAGCTCCGTGTCAACCGTAATGTTTGACAGCCCATTCAGTTTGCTCTTATCGCTGTAACTCATCAGGCCATTAGAGCTAGTCGTGGCTAACCCATAGGTAGTATCATGTGTTGGCGGCGTATACCCAAGTGCGTTCGTCACATTGGACTTTGTCAGGCTAAGCGTGCCATAACTGTTCGATATATTGCTGCCAACCCTCACAAGGCCCAGCGATGAAGAAGTTGCCGCAGAGTATGTAGTATCCTGTGCAGGAATACCAAGCCCGGTAATATCGCTCTTGGTCACAGCAGTAGTCGCACTCACATGGCCTGTCCCATCCACAGTCACCTTATAAAAGCCGTTGCTCTTGGATGTATACCCAGGGTGGCTGTACTTGTTTGCCCCAGCGGCAATGCCGTCCAACTTGATCTTGTCGGCGGCACTCATATAGCCATGCTCACGTTGTGTAGCGTCGTTAATTTCCACAGCGGGTGTCACGTACAAGATGTCATCATCCAGTGTGCCGGCTTTTTTCAAAGCATCATACTCAGCCTGCGTAACAGACTTAATCAGTTTCTTTTCAGGCGTAAGATACAGCGCATTTTCATCGATCTCGCCGTTACCCATTGCCTCAATATACTGCGCTTCGGTCAGTACGTTGATCTGAAAATTGCTAACATTCGTAGCGGTTTTTGCCATATCTCATCACCCCTTTACATAGTTAGTGTTTGTGTTAAACAGGCTTGCAAGGTCGCTCTGCTCTACCCAACTGCCGTTTATCTTTTTATAAACCTTGGATACATTCACCCAGCTGCCATTTACTTTGGTGCTCAGTACAGGACCAGTCGAACCGCCGCTAGTGTAGTCTACAGTCAGATCAGCGCCGTAAAAACGCAAAGTCTGGCTGTTGTTTGCGGATAGTGAACCGCGTGTACAGGTAATTAGCAAGATAAGGTCGTCTAGGCTCTCACGATCCCACCAGCCGGTCTCGCTAAAAGTCTGAGCCACTTCGGATGTTCCCAACTCAATTTCGCTGCTTAACCCGGCTGTGCCGCAATACAGCTGCGCAACACCTTGCAATATGTACGAATATGCGTTCGAGATTTTGGCCTTTATCTTACAAGAGATAGAATTGATCTTGGCGTCAGTCGGAATCTTTGACATATCGAATTTGATTGCCAGTTTAGAAACCGCGCCGCTACCTTTGTTCAGGTTTAGCACCGTAAAGGTGTCGCTGCTTGCGCTGGTAAGGCCATTTGAAAGCGGATAAGACGTATCCACAGAAATATACGATGAGCGTTGACCATCATATCCTGTAGGAACCAATGTTACACTTGCCATACATTAGCCCCCAGTCTGCAAATACAAATCGCCATTGCTGCCGGTTGAAGAACTTGGTGCGGAGCTGCCGGTATAATATTTCTGGATCACCACAGAACCAGGTACACCGAAAATGGTCTTGCCGCTGATGATGTTTCCGCTCACCAGATTATAATCGCCGCTCACAGTCACCTGGCTCAGGCCGTCGTAGCCGCTGTCAGGCTTTACTGTCTGGCTTGAAGTCCTTGGTGTGACAGTCTTAGTCTGCAGTCTTGGCGAGGATGCCGCCACCACAGTGCCGGTTACCCCAAAAATAGAAACACCTGAGCGGATGTTCCCAGCGACCAGGTTACTATCTCCCTTGATCGTCTGAGCACCGCTCAGGTACTGATTTGCTCCAATCGTCTGGTTACTCGTGCCAGGCGTATAAGTAGCAGCAGATTTTTTTGTTACACCGCTGCCAACATGAGTCTTAGAAATTGCGTTCACCGTAACGCTGCTCAAGCCAATGTAACCACTATCAGGTGATACTGTCTGCTGGCTTTCGCTCGGTGTCACGGTCTTTGCTTGCGTCTTGATGGCCTCACCACCAGCCGCGCCAAAAATACTAACTTTCTGGCCTCCTAAATAAACAGGCATTAAAAATCACCACCTAACAATCGTAATACTGGTTTGTGCTCCGGCAACGCTTCCCCACGTACCGTCGCTTCTCAAAAACAGGTTTATTGCACCCGTACTAGGCGCAGGCACAAGTCCTGCCTTACCGCTGGCATTTGCTGTAGCGCCAACAAAATTCGTATAAGTTGTATCCTTGTCCGCACCCCAGGTAGCCGTACCGTCTGCACTCCAACGCAAAACCTGCCCACTCGCACCACCGGCTGGGATGTGCTTATTTCCGCTGGTTGTTGGATGTACATAATTATTGGCGTTCACTGCAACACCATCAAGTTTGGTTTTGTCTCCACCACTCATCAGGCCAGCGGCACCCTGTGTAGCATTGGCATAAGTCGTATTCGGCGGCACAGCCCAAACGCCATCAGCTCTCAGGTACTGTGTGCCCTGTCCACCAGCCGCAGGAGCCGGTACAAGACCAGAGCCACCAGCTACAGAACTGGTGGCCCCCTTGAAGTTGCTATAAGTTGTATTTTTATCGTCTACCCACTGCGCAGTACCATCGCTGGCCCAACCCAAAATCTTGCCGGCACTACCGCCAGCCGGAATGTGCTTGTTGCCAGCGCTTGTCGGATGGCTGTAATTGTTAGCTTTTTCCGCAATACCGTCTAGTTTAGTTTTATCTGCAGCACTCATCATGCCTGCTGTGCTTTTGGTAGCAGCATCATGCGTATGACTAGCCATTGCAAACTTTGTTTTCAGCTGGCTCCAAAGATATTTCAGCCCGCTTTCATCCAATAAAGCCATATCTCAAACCTCCTTTAAGGTCAAAGATCAGCTCGCAAGGATGGTATCAATCTCGGTATTCGTGATAGCCTCAATGACAGTCTTCGTGTCACCAATCTTCTCCATCGCGCCGCTGATCAGCATGTATTCGTCGTACAGGTTTGTGCCGTCCGGCGTAACCTTCTTCACCATGTAAATAATGTTATCCTTGGCATCCTTAGCTTCAGGCAGTGTTTCCACAATGCTCTTTTTAATATGTCCGGCTGCAGAAATCTGCTGGCCAACATAAGTCTTGCTTGCGTAGGTACTTGCCTGCGCAAAACCATCCAGCTTTGTCTTGTCCTCTTTGCTCATCAGGCCGTCCGCGCTGGTGGTAGACTTAGAGTAAGTCGTGTTCGTGGCCGGGATACCCAGGGCAGTAATGTCAGCCTTGGCAACCGCAGTCGCAGCACTCACATGACCGCTTGCATCTACAGTCACCTTGTACAGGCCGGAATCCTTGGCAGTGTAACTCGGATGCACATAGTTGTTAGCACCGGCAGCAACACCATCTAGCTTTTTCTTGTCCGCAGCGGTCATCAGGCCGTGGGTAGACTGTGTAGCATCGTTATAAGTAGTATTGGTAGGCGTGCCCCAGGTGCCGTCGCCCTTCAGATACTGATCCTTATTCGCCATCTTCGGGCCAGGAACCAGACCATTGCCGCCATCGGCGCTGGAAGTCGCTCCCTTAAAGGTGCCATAAGTGGTATCCTTTTCGTTGACCCACTTGGCCGTACCATCTGCACTCCACCCCAGGATCTGCCCGGCAGCACCGCCAGCAGGCACATGTTTATTGCCAGCAGTCGTAGGATGCACATAGTTGTTAGCGCCCGCTGCGATGCCGTCCAGTTTGGTCTTATCGCCGGAACTCATCAAACCGGCAGCACTGGTAGTTGCATTGCCATAGGTAGTGTTCGTGGGTGTAGCCCAGGTGCCGTCACCGCGCAGATACAGACCCTGCTGACCCTTTGCAGGCTTCGGAGCCAGACCTTCTTTACCATCTGCATTTGCCGTAGCACCGGTCATGGTGGTATAGGTCGTGTTGTTATCATTCGCCCAAACAGCAGTACCGTCCGCGCTCCATTTCAAAAACTGGCCTGCGCTGCCGCCTGCCGGGATATGCTTGTTGCCGCTTGAGGTCGGGTGGGTATAATTACTCAGCCCGGCCAGCTTATTCTTTTCGCCAGTGGTATAGTCGTTGGTAGACAGTCCCTTGCCTGTCACCTTATCGACCTTGCCGTCCAGCTTGCTCTTGATTTTCTGCCAAAAATACAAAAGGCCATCATAATCAAGCCATGCCATAGTGTTTCCTCCTATTCGTCTTTGAATAAGTTATCGATTTCGGTATTCGTGATTCGCTCTGGTGCCTTATTCAGCCGCATCCAATCGCCGTTATAAAGCCATAGCTCACCGTAACCGACACAATAAATCTTCCCGTTGATCGGGGCCAAAGGCAGCTCGCTTACAAACTCGATGTCATGCCCGATCTGGATTCGCCCACTCGCCGTGTCGCGGTAGGTGTTTCCCGTGTCCAGGCAGCAGACAAGCTGCCCATCTACGACAGGAGTATCATTCAGCTGAGATTGATTGATCTCGCACAAAGATAATTTCGCCATTACTATCTCCTATCGAAAAAATCAAAAAATAAAGCCGCCCCACCGCAGTCCAGCAGTAGGGCGACCCTATCACATTTTAAAAATCGGTCAAACCATTAGGCAATAGTCTGCCAGGCCAGAGCCTTCTCGGTCTCTTTCACACGGCCATCCATAGCAGTGTTCAGGCCATCCGCATAGGTCTTGGCATCATCCAGGGCCTTGTTTGCCTTGGTGGTAGCATCGGTAGCAGCGGCAGCAATGGCCTCGCTCTTGGCAGTAGCCAGCTGGTCGGTGGAAACCTTGCCGTCCCAGGTCTTGCGCTCCTCGGCGGTAACATGGGCAACAGCATCACCGATATGACCAGTCAGCGCATCCTGTACGGTCTTAACCTTCTGGTCGGTCTCAGCCTTAGTGTAGGCATCGGGCACAGCAACATACAGGCCATCTTCCTCAATAGTGATGGAGTTGTTGGCCTTGGCAGAAACCTTGACTCTCACAGAGATCTTGTTCTCGTCAGAGACAGTGACCTCAGCAGTAGAAGTAGCCAGGCCGGTGTAGATGTCAATCAGGCTGCCGACAGGGATCTTGATAACATCGCCGCTGGTGATAGTCAGCTGGATCTCCTTGGTCTTGGCATCATACTTACCGCTGGTCACAACCAGATCTTTGCCCAGATTGATGGTCAGTGCGTCGCCGCCAAACACAGGCAGGGAGATAGTGCGGGTCTCGGCATCATAGGTGGCGTCATGCACAACACCGGTCAGGGTGGTGGTAACGGGGGCATCGCCCTTGGCAACACTCAGCACGCCAGACTTGTAAGAGACATCGGTAACAAACACACCCTTGCCGCCAACAACACCTTCGATCTTGGCGTTGACGTAATCAGCAACAGCCTTGGTGGTAGGAATGTTGTCATCGCTGGCGTTAGAAGCCGGAATAGCGGTAACAACAGCCTTGTTCAGCTGCACATAGCTTGTGCCATTGTAAACATGCAGGGTAAAGTCGCTGGTACGGACATAGATAATACCCTGAACCTGGCCACTCTCAGGCAGCGTGGAAACCAGCTTGCAGCTCTTGGTGTACTCACTGGCACCCTTAAAGATCTGCAGGGTATCAGTCAGAAAATACAGGGTATCGTTATTCTTAACCTGCAAGCCATCGTAATTAGACTTAGTACCATAAGCAAAACTAATATTAGCCATAGTATTTCTCCTTATCGTTATTTCTCAAAAAGTTAAAACTCCTGCCAGACAAAACCGCCGCCGGCACCACCCTGGGCTTCCACCTGGTAGCCGCCTTCTGCTTTGTCCTGCACAGTGTAGGGCGCATATTTACCATCTTCGGCGCGGATCATAACAGTCTGACCGGCAAAGGTATCGCTGTTCTTTGCAAGGTCGCTCTCGGCTGCACTCACAGAGTTGTACATTGCCGGGCGCGGACGAATCGCCTGCTTGGTCTTGTCATCACGGATATAGTAGAGCTCGCTGGTGTCCTTGGTGATAACAATGTCCTTGCCGTCGATCTTGCCGTTCGTGATTGCGGTATCCAGGTTCGCTGCATTACCGTAACCAAGCTTGGAATAAGTAGCCATAATTGGTTCCTCCTCTCTCACAAAATAAAAAGCCGTGCGGCCAAGTCGTTAAAACTCAACCACACGGATACTTCCGTCATCGGGATCAGTACCGCCGCCACTGCCGGACTCAATCTTTACAGCTGCGCCAATCGGGTTCCCTTGTGCGGTCAGCTGCAAAATGCTGTCTTTATAGCGTAGGCTGTCTGCCTTAGACTTCATAATTGTATTATTCTGCTCATTCAGAGCCTTGATCATGGCCTGTGCTGCCAGCAGTCTCTGGTCAATAGCGCCCAATGCCTCATCAGGCACAATGTCGCTCCAGGCAGAAATCGGCACGATCTTAATGCTGCCGGGGCCAACCTTACGCACATACTGCGTCCCCTCGCCGTCAGCACTCAGCTCCACCTTTGCAAAGGTCAGCTGGATCTCAATGTCACCGGGTTCGCTGGTCAGCGCCGTATCAAAAGGCAGCTTGTACTCCAGCATGTCTTTGTAGCGCTCATCAGACAACTCTAAAATCTCGGTTTTATATTTCTTGCTAATCGGCAGTACATACTCAAGCATCACCACAAAATCAGACATATCTACGTCTTTGTATGTAGGCTCTGCCAAAAAGTGCAAACTGTCCACTAGCTTGCTCCGCTCCATGATGCGTTCCACCACAGTAGCAGTCAACGTATTATCTTCACCAATCAAAAAGGTGTACAAAATGCTCACACTCCTTTCATTTTAATAATCAGCCGGTACTCATCCTCACTAATTTTCCCAGCCTCTTTCAGTGCCAGAATGGTGGCAGTGCCAATGCGGTCACCCTTATACAGGCGGCTTAAACTCGCCACAAACGGGGTTACTTCCATCACAGCACACCCCCTTCCAGCAAGGTCAAAGTGTAAGCATCTATAATTTCTTCCGGCGTCTTGCCGCCAAGTGCCTTCAACTGCTGATACTCATAGGTATCAATTGGTATCAGTTCCACGGTGTCAAAACCGTCCACAGGAATCTTGTACAAATCCTGCGTGTGCCAGATAGTATTTCCGTCAGAAGAAATAAAGCCCTGTGCATCATCTACGGTGCAAAGGACCATTACTTTATGTTTCGGCTGATACTTCACATAGGTTAAGTGATCGAGTACATCAATCACGCGGCCATTATACATAACTTTGTAAAACACTCAATCACCACCCTTAAATGCTGAACATATCGCGGACACTGTAAGACGTATTTGGTGTCTCGTAATTAGACATATCACCGTCAGCATTGATTGCAATATAATAGCTCGAATAGTTGTTGTACACGAACGGAGATCTTGTCCAATACATCTGATATACACCATTCTGGTCTTTGCATTTACGGCTTTCATTAGTCGTCATAAAGCTGATACCGGTGCCTTCGTAAATGTAAGGCTCATAGTTCTGTGTCGGATAAACCTCAATAATACTCGGCACAGCAAAATAGCAGTCCGATGTTGCAATGTCAGTTTTTCCACCACCAATGCTGCCGGGGATCTGCACCTTCTTGATCAGCTGTCTCCAGCCAATCGGCAGTGCCTTGTATAAGCGGCTATTCAAATAGGTGTTCAATGTGGTGGGTTTCGCCCAGCCTCCATTGTTGTTGTAGTCTTTGTCCATCTGCATTTTTCCGCCCAACAAAACAGTATCAAGCAATGTGATAGAGCAGCGCTTCGATGTATTGTCGCTCAGGTAATACCGTTTAAAGCCAGCCACCTCATAAGTACGTGTTTCATGCGTCCAGCTGGCCAGTTCACGGCATGCAGCATCGCCAAGGTCTGCAAACCAGATCTTTGACCAGTACACACTGCCTACAGCATGGTTCTCGAACGCTCCGTCATCAGCCTTACTGCATCCAAATACCAGTGTGGCATCCGTCTTTGTAGTGCGGTCTCTCTGCAGGTTTTCGTAACCTATATCAACACCGCTAATATTAGAGGTGTATATGTACAAATTGTTGTCGCCCTTCACATGGCGGATAACAAGCATTTCACGCGCTCCTGTGCTGGCCGCGCTTTCTTTGCTGGAACTGGTGCCCCAAGCTGCTTTAACACCATTGTTGTACCACAGCCGGAAACCATTCATGCCATTCTGCTGGTAGCACTGTGCCAGTACAGAGTTCGCTGTAGTAGTAGCCGCCATCATATAATCTATTGCCAGCACAAAATCCCGGTCTTCATCCAGCAGCTTCACACCAGTATCCAGGTAATTCTTGCCCGTAAACTCAATCGGACTCTTCACAAGCACATTTTCTTTGATGTCGTCGTAGCTAAAGTCAGAGCCAAAGGTGATCTGTACCTGGTCTTTATCCGTAACAACGCTGGATTCTACACCAACTTTCGTCATAGCATAGATCTCCACAGGCTTCATGTCGCCAATTTCCTTGCCGTCAAAGCAGCCGCTCGTGTATTCAAAACTGTCGTATACGGCATTGATGTCTTTGTCGCCGGTCACATAGCCGCCTTTATCCCAGCCGCTGAAAAAGTAGAATTTATAAGCGCTTTCCTCACCGGTATAGGTCGGTGTCTCGCCGGTATACAGCACGGTCGTGCCATACGGGGCCACAGTGCTCTGCATCACAATGCCACGGTTCATGTAACGCACAGTGTACTTGCGCACGCTCTCGGTATACACAGCCGTAACGGTCATATTGCTAAAGGCAGGCGTAAACTCAGTATCCCAGCCGCTAAAAGTAAAATCAGTGCTGATGGTGCTTTCCAAGGTAGGTGTCGGGATAGGATTGTCCGCACGGGTCACAGGGTCAACAGCTTTGCCGCCCTTATCCACGTACTGGACATCCAGAACCTTACCGTCCTTGTTCACAAAAGTCCATGCAAAAGTATTGATCAGCGTGTTATAGGTCAGCTTTAGGTCAGGCCACTGCTCGTTAAAGATCTCCAGTTCCTTTTCACGCAGCACAGGCACATTGATCTTACCGGCCAGTACAGAATGTTCAGCATTGTAGCCGTTCTCATCCAGGCCGGTCATAGCCAGCAGCTTATTCAGCAGGCTGGTATTCTCCAGGTGCCAATCCACGCCGGTAATGCGCACACGGTTCAGGCTGGTGCATTTACCCAGCATCTCTACCAGGTCAATGGTCGGGCAGTTCTCGGCCACCAAGGTGGTGATCTTGCTGTAGTCACTGATCGTCAAATCCGTAAGGTAATTCAGGTTCTTAGCCGTCAGGCTTGCAATGCCGGGCAGCGTAGCTTTCTTAATCTTGCCGCCCGTCGCAAACACAACGCCGGTGATACCGCTGCCATCTGCCAGGAACTCGGTCAGATTCGTACAACCCGCCAGGCTGATAGATTTTTGCAGCTTCGGCACATTCTGCAGGTTCAGGTGCTCCAGCAGCGTATTATTACCAACTGCAAAGTCGGTCAAGTTCGTATTGCTGTAGCCTTCCACGCCGGAGCCAATCTGCAGGTCAGTCAGCTTCACTCCATGGCTAAAGTCAACATAGCCGGGGTAGAAACCGGAAATATCACCAATGCTGCGGATAAGGCTTGCATTATAAACATAGACCTCGGTATCGTTCATGGCTGCAATCGGGCACTTGATCTCATAGGTCTGGCCACGTTTGCCGCGCACCTTCACGGGGTTAGAACCGTACAGCACAGACACATAGGTATCCGCATACGGTACGATGTGGAATGTACCGTCAGGCTTCACACCGGTCCAGTTCACAGGCGTATAACCGCGAATCGTCATATCATCGCTGGTTGCAGCACTGCCGCTGTACTTGGAGGCCATATACTTTTCCTGATACTTCTGGAACTGACGGCGCTGATGGCGCTTGTTGCCGTGCATCATGGGCAGATAGCTGGTCGTACCATTTTCCTCGTAAGTGCGGAAATATTTGCGCCGCATATCCATGACCCACAGGCGCTCCGGCTTTACATTCTGATAATCCTCAAATTTCTTCAGAATACGGGATGCACTCCATGCCAATGCGTTTTCACGGTCACGGAACATAGCCGCAAGCTTGTCCGGGAACAGGTCGCGGATCTTACACCACAGCTTGGAATCGCTGGCGTTAAACACGCTCTTGGTGCCGATGGTATCCGTATCCTCATAGCCGTAACTCAGGGTCAGTCCGCCCTCGTTGTCGTTGCCCTGCGCTGTATCGTTGTCGTAGTCAAAGCAGAAATCCCAATGGATAAGGTCACTCGTATGCGGGAACACATTCTTTGCACGGTTATCTACCATGGTGTGGCGCTCTGTAAACAGGTAGTGATACAGCGCAGAGTCCATGATAAAATAGTCCTCAAAGTGCGCCTTAAACTCCTCATCACTCGCATTCACGACCCAGTTCTGCACGCGAATCCACGCATCTTTCGCAGCCTGCACTTCCTCTTCGGTGCAAGCCTTGTTGATGTAGCGGAACTCAAAGCTGTTGTCACCGTCCCAAGTTTCCTGCGAGAAATCGCCGCTCAGGAATCGGGTCTGCTCATCGGTGTTGTTATCGATCTCAACGATAACCTCTTTATGGTTATTAGGGTCCATACCCATCGTATTGCTGTTTTTCTTAGAGTTGCCAATATCACCGCAGGCATAGAAATGCCACTTACCGTCATGGAACACGGTGCTGTTCTCAATATCCGTCTCCTGCACAAAAACAACACACGGGTAGAAGGCCATCGTGTCGCGCACCTTCGGGTTATCCTTGCGTGCCTGTCGAATGTACGGGTTAAACTCATTGAAATCATCTGCCAGCAGCGCGTTGTTTGCATTTTCAGACGATGCAACATTGACTTTGATATTAAAGTAATTCTCAGCAACGCTGTTTTCCGTCAGCGCATACACAGAGCCGGTGCTTTCATCGCCAAAGGTAAAGCCGCCCTTACAGTTAATGTCGATGTTACGCGCAGATTCACCATAGTGGTCAGAGCTTGTGCCCTGTCCCTTGTGGGAACCATTGGCTGTCCAGTTGTCCTCAACGGCGCGTCCGTTCTTGTAGATCTGCTGGATAACAGTGTTTGCAACTTCGTTTTTCTTACCGGTAGTAAAGGTAGGCGCACTGATCTTGATAACACGCAGGTCGGGGCAGCGCTCCGCCAGAATGTCCGGGTTCAGCTCACCGCTTGCATCCGTGATGTTGTTGCGGTTGTACCGCTCGATCATCTCGTCAGCGTTCTTGGCGTCTGCAATAAAGTTGTCCAGGATCTCATCGTCGGTCAGGTTCATCATATAGCTCTTCATGCGATAGATTAACACATCGCAATCGTCAGAACCAATCGTGATGCCAACCGGGTTTGCCTGCGTAAAGCTGTCACTGGATTCATACAGCTGTACACGGCATGGGATGCCATCCAGCCACAGCACCATCTCGCGGTACTGGCTATCCGGCAGAATATTCAGCTCAAATTCCATAAAGTCGTCTTCGCATGTGGGCAGTTCAATACTGTTCTGCTCACTGGTCAGTGCAACTTTCTGGGCCTGCACATTCAGGCCAATACCACCGTTCAGGCAAGTCAGCGCCGTAGCATTATAGTCCCGCACGTTGGTGGTCTTAAAAATCATCTTAAAGTTCTTGCCAAGTTTCTTCGCATCATCGGCAAAAAGCTTATAATCGATCGTGGCTTTGGTGCCCGCTTTTACGCAGAAATAGGTATCGCCGTCACTGTCTATCTGGTAGCCGCCATTGTTCCAGTCAAAGTTATCGCTTACACTCAGGCTAGTCTGGCCATCGGTCCAAAGCCGGTCTGCACTGGCGTTGGTCTTACCGCTTGGGTTAAAATCAAAGGCCAGGTTCGTAGTAACAGGCTCGATTACAACGCCAAGGTCAACCACATTCACACTGATCGTCTTTACGGTCTCGCCGCAAGTGATCGTCAGCGTATGCTTGCCCTTGTTCGCGCTCTTAAAGCTCCAGATCTGCTTTGTGCGCCCAACAGTCAGGGTAGACTCGGTCACGCCGTCCACAGCCAGCTTTACAGTGCTCGTGCTGGACGCAGGGTCGTATACGGTGTACTCAATGGACACCTTGTTGTACTGTTTCGTCTCGTAATCTCTCACAGCACAGCTGATAATGGGTGCAGTCTCGCCCTCAGCCACCCACATAATGTCCTTCTTGATGACATTGGACTTAACGGTCTTGCCGTTGATCTCCGCCGTCATGCTGATTTCCAACAGGTGACTGCCGTGCTTCTGCACCGGAATAGAATAGGTCATCTGTCGGCCAGTCACGCTGGTAGTCGTGCCACCAATCGACTTGCCGTCCAGCGCAAAATCAATCTTCTTCTCAACGCTGCCATACGGCGTATAGCGCACCGTGACCTCGCCGCTGTAGAACAGACTGTCATCAAAAGTGGATTCCAGATAGAAATCAACGACATTGGCACTCCACTTCTTGGAGCCGGTCGTATCCATGCTATCTACAACCGTCAAACGGATCTGGTTCTCACCGCTGTGCAGATACTTCGTGATGTCAAAGCTGTTTTCGCCCTGCATAATGGTATGGGTAGCAACTTTTGTATTGCCAACATACCATGTGCCTGTCGCATTGCCTGTATCATCGCCCGCACTGTCCACACTCGTGAACCGGAACTTGACCACAACAGGGTCACCGGCAACAGCCGTAATTGCAGACTCGCCGATACGCTCGATCGTAATCGTGCTGCCCGCAGCGGGACCACCGCCGCCACCGCCAACAATCGTCACCTGCGTCTTCGGCGTGCCGTCCTCCATAAGGGTCAGCTTGCTGTCCTCGTAGGTAATGTCATACTCATGCCCGGCATTCTTGCCGATGTCATCCAGCTTGCCCTGAATTTCGCCAACAGCAGTGTTCAGGCTGTCCACCGTGCCCTGCATGTCAGCTACATTATTCTTTGCCTGCGTAACATCGTTGCGAATACCGTCAATAACAGAGGCATCCGCCTTTTCCTTCAGCAGCTTATCAGTGGCTTCCTTATTATAATAGGAGGTTTTCAGCGTCTCCGGCAGATTGCCAACACTGTCCTGCAAGTCCTTTACAGCCTTGTCATTGGCGGTCTTGTACTCGGTCAGCTCCGTCTGCACAGGTGTAATGGCGGCAGAAACTTTGCTGTCTACTGTCTTGCCGTAAGCAGTCACCCATTCAGCGGAAGGGCTGGTGTCGATCTCGACCTTTTTAATTTCCTCACTGCCATTCAGGAAAGTCATTTCCTTCGTGTCATTGTTAAAGGTCACATCAAAATCGGCCAGGCCATTCAGGTTATCCACCTTGTTTTTCAGCGTGTCAAGCTCTGTTTTCTTGGCATAGTTCGCATCCAGGTCGGCCTGCAGCTCCTGCTTAATACCGGCAGCAGCGCTGGAAATCTTGCTGTCCACATTCGCAACGGCCGTCTTGGCCTCGGCGGCACTCTGGGCAGCAGCCTGTGCCTGTTTGGTAGCTTCCGAGACCTTCTCGTCCATCAGCTGCACAAAACCGGTATACCAGTCATCGCTCGGCTTAATCACACCATTGCCTGCCAGGGACTTCAAAATATTCAGCTTACCATTCGGGCGGCTCTTCCACAGATAGGACTCGTTTTTTTCGTTAGAACCGGTAGCCGTGATTTCAAAATCGACTTCACCCTCAACATTGGTCACGTTCTTGTCGACCAACCAGTTAAAGTGGATCTTGTCCGCACTGTATGTAACATTTACCGGCGTGGCAATGCCGTCCTGATTTTCCTTGTTGACATAATGTACCTGGATCAGCATCTGCATCAGGTCAACGCCATCATAGTAGCGCGGCATCTCAAACGGGATAAACTGGCTGTTATCTTCCTGTGTCAGGTTGATCTGGTTGTCGTCCATCTTGATGTTTTTCAGCTTATCAATGGTCGAGTATGAACTGTCCTCATACTGGTCATACCATTTATATTTGTCACTGCGGGTAAAATCGTCTCCAACAACGGCCTGCATAACAGGTTCCGCTGCCACTGCTTCTACTTCCTCAAAGGAGGCAAGCATTGCCGGTTCGGCAGCTTCGTTCGCTATTGCGCTCTCAAATTTCTTTCTGGATTCTTCAAAGGATATTGCCAATTTAGCTTCACCTCCTATTTTGTCAGTTTATCGTGCGTAATAATACACAGTAATGTCTGTCTCCGGTTTTTCCCAAACCTTTACGGTAATTCTTCCGTAACCGGGCGTAGTCGTTCCCGCATTGATAATGTTTAGCGTTTCCATTAGCGATTCGTCTGTGGATTGCACCCCTGTGCCCTGCGTCATAGGCGGGCTCAACTGCATGTCGGATGTCATACTAGGACCGCCGCTCTCTGCGTAACAACTGGGAGACTGTGTATAATAACTCCCATAATTGCTCCAGCTGGACGCCGAAAGATAAGCATGGTACAGCGGCAAATCGAATTTTGCCCGGTCGGCATTACTGGCATTCGTGGCTCGCACCGCAGTCGTAGCACTGGTCGCATTGGTACAGCTGTCGGCAATTTTTACGCGGCTCACTACCTGGCGCTGTCCATTGCCAACATAAATGCGGCCTTCACTGTCAACGGCAGGCTCGCCATAATTCAAACTTGTAGGCGCTTTGGCTGAGTTATAGTTGGTCGAGCCGCCACCTTGTCTTTTAAATTTAATTCCCATAACGCTTCTCCCCTATCAATAAGCCCCGCCGTCAATGGACTCGTACTGCTCATGCTTATCGCCAATATATAGCTTCACCTCATCATAGAAAAAGCGCTCCACAGATACGATCGCATCTCGCAGTTTATTGTATTTGTCGGCATTAAAAACAGAAAGCGCCAACGAGGGGTTCTGCACCAGATACTCGTTAGCGCCTGTAATATTGTTGGCCTCCACCATGGAATAATAGCGGTCAGCCATTGTTTTTGTACTTGTATTCAAATCCTGCATCTTGTCAAGCGTATCCACACTGTCCGGGAAATTGTTTTGCAGGTCTGTATATGTTTTGCTCAAAGGTACTCACCTCTCAACTTGTCACTGTCACCGTCGGCACCAACTGTACCGTGTTCGGGTAATACGGGTAAAAGTGGGCCATTTTTACAGTCATAGTCCCACTGGTAAGGTCAAAGCTCAAACTGCTTATCATGTACTGGTTCGGCTCTTTGTCGGTAGTCATATGCGGCTTATAACTAATCTTCTGGTTTACATCCAACCATGGTATCAAAATACACTCCACGCTAATGCTATCCGTCAGGCGGCTGCCAACATATAGTTCATATTCCGCACGCTGCAAAGCCAGTTCATCCGTGTAAATCTTTTCATAGTCACCGCTGCTGCAAACCTTGATTCTCTCCCCTATTTTGTCAATAGTAAATGGGCTTTCCGGGTTCACCACATAGCCAAGGTTGTCACAGGCAAAATTTTCCTTATCCTTCTTGGCCTGTTCCGCGCTAGGCAAGGTATTTACCAACCGCACCATAGCATGCACCTGTGTCTGCCCAACAAAATACATCTTTTCTTTTTTCAGCTTTACCACATAGTATTTCTTGGCCTCCATAGTCTTGGCTTCCAGCAAAACATCTTCACCGGTATCATCTACGGCGCTACGGTACAGCTTATAAGGGCCATATTCTTTTTCATTTTTTTTGCCAGTTTCAGCGTCAGTCTCTACATTTATGATCTTTATCTGGCACTCACCCGGATTTGTCTCCGGCGCCAAAAAACTGAACTTCTTGTTGTCTTTGATTTGTGCGCCAGTTACCTTAAAAGTGTAAATGCCGTTTTCAAATGTGCAGCTGTCAGAGTAATAATTACTTTTGGTAGTTTCCCCCCAAACCTCAATCACATTCTTCACTTCACTAAAGGAGTTCGTCAAACTTTCCGAGATAACAAATTTTCCAAAAATATCATCCGTCAGTACAAGCGGCTCTTCGTTGTTCATGGGCACACGCTGGCACACAAAAGTATCTTCGTCAAAAAACATTTCGTAGCTGTAATACAGGTCTCGCAATTCTTCCAGTATCTCCCATACGGTCGTGCCTGTATCCCAACTCATATCATAGGGTACTTCACTTGTCTGATACCCAATCCTATATTTACCCACTCCACCAAGTTGCGTCACAGTTTTTACCATTGCATCGCGTATATCACTGCCCTTCGGTATCTGTGTCTCAGAGCCAATCAAGGTCCCTCCCAACTCACCATTCAGGCCGCTCATTAAATCCAGGCAACTGATTTTCAGTGTTTGTGTAGTTGCATCATAGGTAAAAGAGTTGTCACAAAAGTTATAAACGCCCAGCGTGTACCAGCATACTTCGCCGCTGCGCTGATGTAAAAAGCCAATATATACCCGGATCTTTTTGTCCAGCCATACGCGGGAAGTCTCGGCCGTCATATAACTTTCATCCTTTACAAGGATTGTCCCATCAAAAGTACGCCGTATATCACTTCCGGAATCAATCGATACACTGCCGTCAATAAAAGCACCGTCTATCTCGTCAATAACAGTCATCTGGTTGTTCAGCAGTTGGATCTTGGTGTAAATCGTTTTTACACGCTGCTGCAAAAGGTCAATGTCCGTTTGCTGTATATCATACATGGCACATCACCCCTCCAGATTCACATCAATAAAGTTATTGTTGTACAAATCGCTGGAACTTTCCGGGTCGCCGATCTCAACCCAGTTAAAGCTGTGGTGTACGTAATGCTCAACTTCACCGTTGTCCTCAGTCAGCCCATCCGTAGTAGAAATCATCCAGATACGGCCATCGCTCAGTTTCATGATCTTTGGCTTACCATCGTTCAAAAATGCTTTTATATCTTCACGGTAAATATAATCATTCTCAGTTGTATATTCTCCGTCAGAGTCTTTCGGCATAAACATCATGCTGAACTGTCCGCTCTCATAGTCAGTGTTGGCATTGCTCACCACATACGGATATTTGCCGCTCAGCGTAGTCACCACATTGGACGGCCTTGTTCTTGTAATCGTTCCCTTCGTAATATCCAGGTCAGAGGAACAACCGTCTTCTTTCTCAAAAATAAAACATCCGCTAAAACTCGGTGTAATACTGTTCTGGTTAATATAGCCTTCCACATTATCAATCACAGGCACAAGGGCATAATCATATTTCACACCGCTGGCAGCGTATTTATCGTATTTTTCAAATTTCAGGTCATCCTCTTTTTTCACCGGGATCTCAAACAAGGTCAGCCAGTCATGCTTGCCGGCTCTGCGGCGTTTGATTCTCACGGCCGAGATCTGCTCGATCTGGTAAACAATGTTGCCGCCCATCAAGTCACCGTTAAACTGTGCGTCCATAACCGTATCGTAGTCCCAACCAGGGAACTCTGTCGGCTGGTCTGCAACAGCGCGTGTGATAAACAGCCGGTCAAAAATGCCGCCGCCAATCGATACGTTCTCAATAATATCGATCGTCACGCTGGTGTTATCCAGGCTATGCTTATAACCTGCAATACATTTGCCCATAAAAAACATGTCATCACACCTCCTCTGCTGTTGTCACATAGTCCGCGGTATTTACCACCTGCGTAGTAATATTAAACACATCACCGTTCTTTTGTACCTTAATCAGGTATTCCTGCCCACTTCCTGGTTCTCCCATTGGCTCAGATTGCATCGCATAAGCAATTACATTCCCCTTTACAGCACAACGCAAATCAAGATACGGTACTTGTATTCCCAACAGTGAATTGGTTGCACTTTGCCCCTTCGCCATATAGCTGCCCTCGGCAAACCAGCCTTTTATATATTTCACAGTCAATGTCGTATCATTACCGTCCACCATTTCAAGGATCGTTTCGCTCTGCCCAAAATCACTGCCCAGCATCTTTACAGTAAAGTTTCCCTGCAAAGCAAAACCCTCATGGAAAATCACGCGGTCTCCATTCTTGCGCAGGTCAACCTTGGCATTGTCGATATAAGTAGGGTCGCCGCTGCCGGTAAATTTGCCCTCGATCGTTCGTATGTTCGAGGATATGCGCACAGTGCCGTCATCTTTGTTATTTGTCAAATCAACATAGGTCCAGTACGTAGGCACGATATATTTTACGCTGAACGGGATATACCCTGTATCGGCCACCATGCCATTTAAGGTCTCGCCAAGGCAGCGCACATAATACTGGGTCGCGTCTGCCAGGTCATGCAGCCCGTATTCCAGTGTCGAAGTACCGTACATAGTCGCACTCTTACTCAGCTGCACACGGCTGGAATTGTAAAGAATGACATTGTAAGTATTTAGCGGCTCGTTCTCTTTCTGGGTGTAGCTCATCTGCAGGGTGTATTCACTGTTCTCCAGGATCTGGTCATTTACCATATTGGTAAAACTAAAAACCGGGGTCGTAAAACAGTAAAAACTCCGCAAGCTCGACCAGCTACTAGGCTCTCCGGCCTTGTTGTAAACACGCACCTTGCAGGCATAATATTTGCCATTTTGCAGGCCGCTGCCACCGGCTACCGTATGCACCAGTTTCATCCAGTCTGTCTTTTTACTGTAAACCTGCGCACCTGTTGAGTTGTCCATGATTACAAGCTCATTGCCAAATACCTGCTCGCCATCATAGGCAAATGGAATGTCTGCGCCAACAGCGGCGTCAAACGATGGGATTGTATAAAGCACCGGTTGTGCCACTTTCCATCACCTCTTTCGTCAAATAAAAAAGCGCCGCAGCCATAAAGGCAACAGCGCATAAAACAAAGCCAGTTATGCAACCGACTCAATGTAAATCTCTTTCCAATTATTCTGGGGCACCTTCACACGCACAACGGCACCAACGGTCAACTTTTCCTTGTACGGTAAAACATAACTGCCGCCAAAGGCTGCTACCGTATAAGTGCCACCCTCCCCTACTGCGGTCACCTGACCAACCGATGTCCGGTCAAAATTTGCCCGCGTCATCAGCCGCTCACAGTGCCGCTTGATCTGCGCCGCCAATTCCCGCAGCGCTTCTACATCAACACTATTCATGAGTTTTTCTCCATAAAAAAAACAAAAAGCCCCAGGAACACGATCCCTGGGGCACTATTTTATACCCACCTCTAACCCGGTGCTCATCACACCCAACGGCGAAAATCACCGTTCCTTACCTTTCAAAATACCTTATAACTTAGCGTCGGCTAAACTCCTGGGCAAAAATCGTACCAACACGCTCATGAATCACACGGCCAAAACTCTCAACATCGTTCACGCCATACATCTGGATGTCACCAACACTCACGCTTACACCACCGGCATCCGGCTGCGTAATCTCTACGCTCTTAATGCTGCGCTGCGGCATGTGCTGGCTGATAAACTGCTCCGGGTCAAGTCCCATTTTCCAGATATTCGCACTCGGTTCTGCCGGAATAATGCTAGTGCCACGCTCGACAAGACTGTAATTGCCCGCAGCCGGTTTGCGCAACTTAATTTCAGGGCCTTGCTCGTCAGTAATGGCAATATGAGTAGTGGCTGCGCCGATAACGCCAGTGGCATAACGAGCTAATGGAGCCAATCCAGCATTTCTGGTAGATCCTTGTGCAGCACTTAATGCCTTTAAGGCACCAATAGCGGAATTACAAGAACTAACGATAGAATCGGCCATGCTCTGAACTTTACTTGCCAACCCGTCACAACCAGTTCCGGCAGCATCAAGATAACTCACAGCTTCCTCGGAGAATACACCAATTGTCGAACTCATAGAGCTGAATTGCCCTTCCGATGCAGCTCCGCTATCGATCAATTTTTGAACATATTCATCAACCTTGCTAAAGATCTCTTCGTAGCTCATACCATAGGCATCTACCAATTGATTCAAAGAATCAGCTGCCGTTTGTCTTGCTTCGTCTGTCGCCGTTGTCTCGTTGCCAATGGTTTCCACATATTGTGCAGAAAGATCATTTAACTGTGCCTCATTCTCGGCAATCTGTCCCTGTACAATACCAAGCTGAATCATTTTGTCTCGACGATCTTCAGCACTGGCACTTATGTCCGCACTAGAAAGTACAAGTTCCGCTTCTTTGTCGCGCAGAGCATTAGTCTCATCACCAAGCGTAACAATCTGGTCACGAAGATCCTGCATTTTTTGTGCCGTTTCGTCGCTTACACCGCCAGCCTGCTTTAGTGTGTAGGCTAATTTTCCAATGCCACTGCCATCATCTTCGCCCATAGCTTGCGCATCGGAATCATCGCCGCCGGAACCGCCTCCACCAGAACTTCCGCTGGATGCTTCCTCCATGGCCTCAATCGCCTCAGTTACCTTATCAATTTCAGCCGAGGTTGCACCAATTTCCTGCATATTGGCAAGTACGCTCTCTTTATATCCATCAAGGGCACCGGCCATTCCATCAAGGCTCATACCATTAAACTCAGCCGCCGCGGCAAGCTGTGCCTGATAATCCTCCCAGCTTGTACCAATCAGGCTGATAACCTCGTTCCACTTCTCCTTCATGTTATCAAGGTCGTCGATTTGGGCCTCTACGGATTCATCATAGGCATCTTTCAGGTTATTGATGCGCTCAATTTCATCATCAACAGCCTGCAGAATATCATCATTTTTCCACTGTCGCTTCTGATCATCCAGGTCATTCTGTGCATCACTTACAGCCTGCTGGTCTGCACGCCATACAAAACCTTCGTTTTTATTGTAGATACGTACAGTGCGGTTGGCCTTGGCTTTTTCCAAAGCATCCTGCAACTCAGCCAGCTTAATCGCGCGGTCTTCCTCATCATTAGCCTTCTGCAGCGCCTCTTTGCGCTTTTCCAGTTCCTTGATCTGGCTTTCGTAAACCTTGTCCTGCGCATCCTTTTCCTTATTTAAGGCAGTAATACGCTTCTCAATTTCGCTTACAGCAGCCTGGCCATAGATTTTTAGTTGATTGGATTCCTTCTCATAGGCTTCCTTCTGTTTTTCAAGGGCCTTTTTTTGTTTTTCAAGAGCCTTTTTATTTTCTTCAACGGCTTTGGTGTTGTCCTTTGTCGCCTTGGTGTAAGTCTTGCTTGTGGCAGGATTTTTGCCAATCATGTATCCGCCGCCGCCATTGATTTTACTGTTTTCACCATCGGCTTTAGCATTACCCATAGCGTAGGCAAAACCGCGTGCTCCAACAAATCCTTGTCCAAGCAGCTTCTCGGTTTTCTTATGGTCAAATACAATAGCATCTTTCGGCAAATCGACAAATTCAGCACCATTATCACCAACAGTGTACCATTTGCCAGTATGCGGGTTTACAACCAGTTCGTTGCCAAGCTCGCCAACCAAGGTGCGGCCACCGTTAGAAGTACCACCATAAGCATAGGAACGCTGTTCAGCATAGGTCTTTTTCGTAGACGGGGTAGATGCAGGTTTACCAAATGTTTTATATCGGATAGTAACCGTAGTCTCGCCGGAAATATCTTTAAGTGCAGTAGCGACATCCTGGATTCCGCTCAAACACTGTACATTGTCTACCTTTAGCGTTATCGGCTTTTTGGCCTTTTCCTGTACATTGTCAATTTCTTTATCGGTCTCCTTTACAGGGTCATCATCAGACTCAACGGTAAGCACACCGGCTTTTTCCAATTTGTCCGTTACCTGATCCGCAGCGCCTTCAACATTACCAAGCTTATCAATAGCATCTTGCGTGTAAACCTGAATCTCAAGCGCAGTAGGATCTCCAAGCTTTTCCTTTTTTTGGATAAGCTCTTCAACCTGCTTTTGTGCGTCAGTCAATTCCTGGGCAATATTCAAGTCGCCAGGGTTAGCATTAAATGCCTTCTGTGCTTCAATCAGTCGCTGCTGTGCGTCATACAGGTCAACCATAGTCTGTACACGACCCATACCAAGCAGATCGTCTTTTTGATTACCGGTAAGACTGCCCGTATCTTTCAGCACATCATTGATGTCCGAAACCATCTGGTCAATGCCAGATTTCTCATACAAACCGTCCAGCTTTTCCTGTAGTTTTTCAGCCTGGTCATTCAAAATCTTCCAGGCTTCCGTATCCGGGTCAAGGTCAGCCATCTGATCTTTAATGTCGTCCAGCTTCATGCGGGTATTATCAAGTTCATTCCCCAGCATGGAATCCCAGTCAAAGTTCCAGCCGTATTCTTGCAGTTCGCCGAAAATAGACTGCACCGCGTCAGGTGTCAGCTGCAAAGCATCAGCAAAATCCTCAATCGTAGTGTCGGCAATCATCTGGATCTTGCCGTCGCCTTCATCCTTCATCAGTCCGGCTTTGATAGAGTCGGTAATAAAGTTATTCAGACCACTTGCATCAATCGATCCATCAGATGCTTCTTTAAAATAGCGGTTCAGCTTCTTGATGTAAGTCTGTACATCGCCCTTGAAATCATCCGGCACTAGGAACTCAACAGCAGCCTTGTACTTTTCAGTACCAATCTTGCCGTTTTTCAATCCTGCAGCAATAGCCTGTTTGGCGTCCATGCCGTCGTTGTACATATCACCAGCTTCGGCCGCATTCTGCGCGTTCAGCCAATCCTGGTAAGCACTGCTTGCCTGTACCAAAGCACTATATTGCATCCGTAGACTGGTACAATTATCACGCAGGGTCTTGCTCTGGCTTTCAAGGGCGGCCTTAGCGTCTTCCAATTTTTCGCGCTGGTCATCCGTAAGGTTATTGTTTTCCTTCAACTGTTTATCAACAGCGGCCATATCGGCCTTTACTGCAGAGTATTTCATCTGATTCTGACTGTAAGCAACTTCAATATTAGCCTTAGCCTCATCAGATTTCGCTTTGGTCAGTTTTGTGGCCATCTCGCGGTTTAACTGCATCCGGCCATTGCTATATTCTAAGGCAGCCGCATACTCGGCATTGTCCTTAATCAGTTCACTGTAAGAATCTGTATCAACATTAACGCCAGTCCCTTGCGAATTCAAGATAGAAGTAACACTGGATATAGCCTTGCTAGCTGCGGTTGCCATGGTCAACGCGGAGCTGGTAAACTCGTTGGTATACTTGATATTGTCGCTAGTTACGAGACCAATCTTGACAAAAATATCAATTAGGTCATCCATGGAAACGCCAAGCTGATCTGCTACGCCTTTTAAACGATTATACGAAGCAATTTGTTCGTCTGTATAATTTTTAGATGCAGATCCTGCTTTTTCGAGGCTGCCAATGTTAAGGATGTTAATATCATCCAGACCTTTAAGTTCATTTAGATTATAAGTGATACTGTCGGTAAGCTGTTCAGCTTTGTGATCCGTAACATCAAGATAATCATTCAGAGACTTGTAGTTAGAGGTAGCGCCCTTAAAGGTTTCAGAAAGTCCTGTCTGAACAACCTGTAGTTTCGTGGCGCTGTCCAACTGATCCGCCTGCGCCTGAAAATAATCTTCAATAACTTTATTTGCACTACCATCAAGTCCCGACTGATTAAAGCTCATGCTATTGATGCTATTTTGAACCTGTTTTACCTTTTTAAGCGCGGCATCTATTCTGGTGTCGTCACCACTAGCAATAGCATCTTCGTAGCTTTCTTGAGCATCAATAAGCTGGTCATTCAGCTCTTTGTATGCAGAAGTGGTTTGAATCTGAAAATCACGAGCAGCATCAGACTCTTCTTGATAATTAGAGATTATCGTAGAGGCGGATTCTCTAGCTTCTTGTGTGTAAGTATCAATATCGGACTTTAAAGAGTCGCTGATTTTTGTATCGGAACTTACTTCCTGAACAAAACCAGAGTATGCTTCCTCAGCCTTTGTTGGATCGGCCGTAATGTCGATAGTAAAAGAGGTTCCAGCTTTGTACCCGCCGCTTAATGTTCTAATATCAAGTCCGTACTTACTTGCAATTTCCTGAAGTCTTGTAAGCTCATCATCGTTAGCGGATAATTTATACGCCTGTGTTGTATAATGAGTATCGGCCCCCATATACATTTGAGCTTCTTTGTATGCTCGTTTATTATCCGGGTCATCTAGGAACTGATTTGCTTTTGCATCAGACACAGCATTGATCTTGGCAATTTGTTCGTCAAGTTTACCATTAACAAGATCAATTGCACTGCCTTCCATGTTGTATTTCTCAACAAGTGTGTCCTGGATACTAATTAGTTCCTTACGAGCGTCATAAGCTTCAGATTCACTCAGTGTACCGCTATCAAGAGACTCTCTTAGCTCATTGACTTTGTCTATATAACCATCAAGTTCAGAAGTTGCCTGTTTTGTGGCATTTGCACTTTCACCAAGTTTCTCAGCAGCTTTTGCGTAAGATTCAAAATAATCATACCCGGTTACTTTAATGCTGGTGTTACGAACAAAACTTCTAAATTGGTCACTAACAAAACCAATAGCTTTACCTAGACCCATAATTGCCAAAGTAACTCCAGCAGTAACAGCCATACTTTTTAAAGCTGACCCAAGACCAATTATCACATTTCCAAGTATTTTAGTTACTGTTGTTGCGTGAGTGACTTGCTTAATAAACGATGGGATGAATTCAGTAATGCATTCTGTTAAGGATTTTCCAGATACATCAATTCCTTTTGCAAATTTTTCAAAAGATTCCGTGACATCAGGAACAGTGTTTTTAACAAGATCGAAAGCATCCTTCGCATCATAGCCCTCTGATTTTATCAATCTAAAATATTCCGTTAGCGCATTGCAATCAGCTTTTAAAGAACCAGAAATATTATAATCTGTATTTGCGTTCCCCAATAAAAAGGCACCAAGAAGTCCACCCTTATCATTAACGCTTGCACCATTACCAGAATATTTACCAACTTGTTCAAGTTCTGTAAACGCAGTCTTTATATCCGCTACAGTTTTTTTACTTTCTTGCCCTAAGAACGTAACATATGCTTTTCCGGTATCTACATCTTTACCAGTTCCAAACATGTTCAAAAGATTCAAGACCACTTGTTCCATCAATAATAGTGTGATATAATCGATGTAAGGTTATAATTATGTTTGGATTGTGAGGTGCAACGCTATGGCAGGTAAGCAAGATGATTACGGCTACTTTGGCAAGGGCATTGATGGCTATGTCCACTACAAGCAAGCGTTTGATCGGAACTTTTCATGTAACAAGTCGATGCACAACAGTCTGAAGCAGAACCAGTCAAAGCCAGTACAGCCATCGTCCATTATACACTCAGCACCTAAAGATAGCCCTCAGAATCTCTTCGTCTCTGACTGCCACTCAAAGAAAGAATTCGACAAGTTACACAAAGATGCTGTAAAGTCACTGGACGCAACTTCTTTCACAGACCCGTATGAACTATACGATCCTCTTGATGCTGATAGTAACAACAATATTGACAGCTACAATGATGTCAACAGTAATAAACTTGACGATTCAATGATGTATTCTGAGTGCTTTTATTACCCGTCCGCACAGCAGCACTCGCGGAATAATCAGCCCAATAAAAACAAAAGCAATAAAGATAGTTCCTGCTCTTCGTTTTGCACGATTATTATGCTTGTTCTAGTCTGGATAGGCGCAATGTCGCTGATTATGGGAATACCATATCTTTTAGGCTTTTTGCTTACCAGCTCTGCTGGTGGCGCTGATAGTTTTGGCGGTATTTTTATTCTGGTTGTCGGAGTAATCCTTATATTCCTTTTATAAAAGAAGCGGTATAAAATAATTGTATCTTCTCGCAAAAAGTAAAGCATCAATTTCATTGCAATAATTGTGGTTATGAGTGGTGAGGTAATACTATGTCACACCAAGAGCAACATTTTGCAGGTATCCATTATCGTGGTCAATTTGCCCCAGGTATGACATTTAATAATGATTACGATCATCACGCGGTTCCACTTGGCTACCAGCACGCCCCAAATTTAAGAAAATCAAAGCATTGTGTTGTTTGTGGTTCGGCAATGTTTGTTTATCTACACTATCCGGTAGAAAAACGTTTGAGAACTATATGGAAATGCAGACTATGTGATAGGTTGTTTGTATTTATCCCACAAGAAAAGAAATAGTTCCATTACAACTGTTGCGGGTATGAATAGTGATTACCATAGAAAGGACAAAGAAACATGCCAGTTATCAAAATAAACACGCCTCGAGGCAATGAACTTCTTAAAGAAGCGGCAATCAAAGCGGCCAAAGAGAAATATTCTAAGGACGGACTTATTGTTGCTTGCCCTAAGTGCAATGCAAAAGTTTTAATAAAGCCGAATTATACTTCATGTCCAAATTGTGGGGCCAATATCACTCTGGAATTTGAATAACCAGTTCTAATTCATCAATTCGCTGTTGCACCTCGGCAGTCTCATGCTTTAGTTCGTCAAGGCTCTTACGCAGAGCATCTACC